TCCCCCAAAGCCAGAACCCCTGCCTCCAGGTTCGGAACACAACGAGCCAATATTTTGAATCACCTGGAAAACATTGGGCCGCTAACACCCAGAGAGGCACTAGACAACTATGGCAGCTTCAGGTTGGCGGCACATATCGAATATCTCAGGCGGCAGGGATACCCAATCCACACTTCAATGGTTTCTCAAGGTGGCAAAGACTTTGCCAAATACTCACTACGAAAGGATAGAAATGGCCTCTAACCCACATCAAGAACAGCCCGGGATGGGTGTGTGCTACTGGGAGGAAGAATCCCAACGCAAGTCACCCAAAGGGCCAGACTTCAAAGGCTTTGTCGTTCTGGAAATGGACTACAAAGCTGGCGAGAAGTTGAAGCTGGCACTGTGGCAAAAGCCTACTAGCCGTGGCTACAACTTGCTGGCAGTCAAGGAAGACAACTGGCTCAAGAAGAAGAAGCTGGAAGAGGGTAGACCAACAGAGGTGCAGCCAAAGTACAGCATCAGAAAAGATGATGACGATAATTCGATTCCCTTCTGATGGCTAAGGATTCGCCAACATCGAGAACCCTGGAAGTTTTGCGTGAGCAAGGCTACACAGTGGCTATCGTTGAGAAGTGGAATCCACACGCAAGGATTCGACAAGACCTTTTTGGGTTTATCGACATTCTTGCCATCAAGAGGGACGAGACACTGGCGGTGCAAGCAACGGCCTCTGGCGTGTCTGAGCGCATCAAGAAAATCATGGCTAGTGACCTCTTACCAAAAGTAAGAGAAGCTGGCTGGAAAATCCAGGTCTGGGGCTGGCGCAAGTCAGCTAAGACCAACAAGTATGTTTTAAGAATCGAGGATATATCGTGAATCAGCAACCCATTCAACCATCTCAGAAGTCACTGGAAAAAGGGCGTAATGCCGTTGAGTACACTCAGAAGTTTCTCAACATGTCTCTCCAGGAAATCTGGAATATCGCTTACACCTCTGGGTTTGAGGATGCGATGGAGATTGTGAAAACAGATTCGCAGCCGGGAGCGGCCTCAGCGCAAAGCTGAAGGTTAGGACTCTGCTGGCAGACCAGAGTTATCCCGACAGTCTGCCACCTAACCAACAAGGAACACCATGAGCAAAGCACACATCTTTATCGCCACCCCTATGTATGGCGGCATGTGTACCGGGTACTTCACCCAGTCACTGTTGACCGCCGCAGGAGTACTGCGCCAGCATGACTACGACATGAGCTTTAGCTGCATGTTTAACGAGAGCCTTATCCAGCGAGGCAGGAATGCACTTGCACACGGCTTCATGCAAAAGGCAGAAGCAACCCACTTAATGTTTATAGATGCAGATATTCGCTTCAATCCAGCAGACATTGTGAAGATGGTGGAAGCTGACGTTGATGTTATCTGCGGCATGTATCCCAAGAAGGAAATCAACTGGGCTGGTGTTGAGCAAGCCGTGAAGGAGGGTGTACCGCAAGACCAGCTGAAGACCCGCACAGGTTCTCTGGTAGTCAATCTGGTGGACTACAAGGGTGCTGTCACCGTACCTGCTGACCAGCCTGTAGAGATATGGAACGGTGGCACAGGGTTCATGCTCATCAAGCGTGAGGTGCTGGAGAAGCTATCCACTCTTGTGCCCAGCTATGTCAATGACGTAACTTTCCTGGACGGCACTATCAAGCAAGACCGTATCGTTGAATACTTTGCTTGCGGCATTGAGCCGGGTACAGAGCGCCTGTTGTCAGAGGATTACTATTTCTGCATCAAGTGCCGGGAGCATGGCATCAAAGTGTATGCCGCACCTTGGGCAGTCCTGGGCCACTTTGGTACGTACTTGTTTGAGGGCGGCTTGCTGCCAGCGCCATGACAATGGCTCTTGACTTGGGATGCGGGGCTAACCCCCGCAATCACTACAAAGCTGACTCTTTTATGGCGTTAGACCAGTTTCCTGTTTTGGAAATAGTATCTGACTGGTACTTACAAGCTGACCTTGTATGGGAGCCTATTCCTTGTCAGGACAACTCTTTGGATTACGTCACGGCGTTTGACTTCATAGAGCACATCCCACGGGTTGTGTATGTAGACAAGGAAGCTAAGTATCCGTTCATAGACCTGATGAACGAGATATGGAGAGTGCTAAAGCCGGGTGGGTTGTTCTACTCATCCACCCCGGCATTCCCACATGCAGCGGCCTTCCAAGACCCGACACATGTCAACATCATCACGCCAGATACCTGGGGTGAATACTTTGATGACAAGAAGCGATGGGCCAGTGTGTACGGCTTTAAGGGTGCATTTCACATACAGAGCATGGGTTACTTGAACCAGCACCTGCAATGCGAAATGCGAAAGGTCAGCGTTTAGCAGTCCGTGCAGACTTGATGAACGCTTCTTTCGTAGGGTAACCAGCTTGACCCTTGCGTTTAGGCGGCAGTCCAGCTTTGCGGCGTTGGTTCATGTTGAAGTACAAGCCACGTTGGGCTTTAGGTGTGTATGCCATTATCTGCATCCCCAGCGTTTACGAGCAGCTTTGCCACGTTCCCCTGTCCAACTCTTACTGCGAGCGCAGAAAGACTTGTGACGGGGGCCAGACTTGGTGGGAGCCTTCAGGTTGCTACCCGTGGCTCTGTTGGCCTTGGCTCTGCCTTTAGCAGTCAGACCACCACCCTTTTTGACAGACAGCTTCTCGCCTCTGCCAACACTTAAATTGGGAAACTTCTTCTTAGGCATAGAACCTAGTCCCTTGCTTGTCAATGATGAGAGCTTGCAGCCTGGGTTTGTCAGTGGTGTGGTTAGGGATGCTCACATGCGTCCACCTGTCAAACTCACGTATCACTTGGTCATGGCCTAAGTTAGCAGCAATGATGGCCTTCACCACCTCATCTGGGGTCATGCCGGGTACACGTATGTCGGCAGCGCAACCAGTGCGGTGCTGGCTTGTGTCTTTACTGCCTACCGCATCGTTAACTGCTTTAGAGCGGAAAGCACTGTTGACAATGATGGGCCTGTCATACAGCTCATGTTTTACTCTCTCAAGAAACTCAGCCAAGCGTTTCAGGTTGGCAAGCTCTGCTTCATTGGGTGTGTTATCCAGAGTGCGGTGGTCTGTGTGCGTCAGCTCTTCCAGGGAAAAATGTGGAGTCAAGTTCATTTCACACCCCTCACCAGTGCGTCAGTCTTGTCCTTGCTACCCTTAGATGAACCAAAGAAGAAATTGAAGAACCCGGTAAGCACCGTTCCGATAAGCACACCAATGATGGTGTCAACAATGCGGGTGTTGGCATCTGGAATGGTGTAGAACGATGCCATTGCAAAGAACGTCATGGCAAAGACTGACCACACAGAAGTGAACATGTACAAGAAGTTTTTGGCAAACCAGCTATCTTGTTGCAGGGCCACCTCTTGCATGTGACGGGCGCTGGCACGGTCTTCATTCTCTAGCTGGAATTGCTTGAGGTCTATCTCTGCCAGTTTCTGTGCGGCTTCTGGGTCAGCTTGCAGGGCTTGTGTCACAGCGGCAACAGTGTCAGACACACCCAGCTTGCTTGCAATGGCAGACACGGCTGCACCACCCAAGGGGCCAGCAACAATGGTTGCCAGACCGGGAGCAGCGCCTTTAAGGAGGTTGAGTAAGGTTTCCATTTTTTAACCTTTCAGGTCAAAACTAAGATTGACATGACGGGGGTATTGCACAACACGTTCACCCTCTGGGCATTTGTATTTGATGGTTGCCAACAAAGTAGCCTTGCCTTCAGCAATCTTTTCTTTTCTCACCATAGTCAATTGATACGTAAATGTATCAATCTCTGGCCCTGCTGGGCCGCTAAACCTGCTTGCAGTGGTGGTTGCTTCATGCACCATACCCGCCGCATCACGAATGCTTGGGGTGAAGCTCTCAACAGAGCAGTCATCCCGCTTTTTTATTCTAGCAACTGTGACATTGATGGGCTGTCCAGTCTCTGCCACAATTTTAAAATGCTCTGGTGACCATTCAAGAATAGCTCTATCAAACCAACCAAACTTATCAGCAAGTGTGTAACTGCCACCTAATGCAGCAACGCTTGCGGCAACTGCGCCAATGGCTTTGGTAAGGTCAATCACGCTTTTCCCAAATAAATTTCTGGTGCACCCGTGCCTATGACAAACCCTCTCCAGGCACGATGTAGGCTTCAGGCGTACCTGCTTCCGATACAAACGTCACGTACACCGGGCTGGTGTTGGTAGCCTGTGGGCCAGTCACAACCATGACAGTATCTGGCGGCACAACCACCCCGTACTGAGGAGAGCCATTCCCAGGCACAGCCACGTTAGCAGTTGCGCTGTTGGAGATGCGAACATACACAGGCTGGCCTACGCCACCTGTGGGTTCATGGCTAATTAACATGTACTGCTGGATAGGACTGTCAGAGTACAGGGTAACTTGCTGGACAGTTGTAGCAGCGTTTAGCTTATACATCTTCCCCATAGGCTGAAAGGCAATGTTATTAGCCATCAGTACACCTTCTTGCCACCGCCGGAAGTGGGAGACTCTTTGCGGGTGAAGTAGTCATTGGGCTGGTTGTTCTTGAAGTTCCACACAGCTTGGAAACCACCAGCGGGGAGTTTGCCAGGGGTGAATTCGCCAGGGACACACAGCTTGTTTTGGATGATGCCAGTGCCGATTTGGGCAGTGACCTTCACAGATTTAACCTTGGGAATCATGTCCATTACTTCTCTCCTTGATGTTTACCAATAGGAAACTGAATACTACAAATATACCCAGTGTTGCAACTCTTGTCCACTCCGGCTCGCTCATTGTCCAGCACCCCAGGGCAAACGAAGTCAGCAACGCCAAGATGCTGATAAGCCTGTCGGTGATGATTGCAAGGGCAACTTTGATGATTTTGATTCCGTCCATGATTACTCCTTAATGTCGGGATAATCATATTATCACTTATCCTCATCATCATCTACATCCATAAACCCTGCACCCCACTCGGCATCAGAGTCTTTGAGCTTCAAGGCCTCCAGCTTCAGGGCACGGTCAGCCACCCGCATCTTGTCGGTGATGGTGGCAGTGGGGTCAGCCATGACCTGCTTGAGAAGCTCGTTTAAGGCCTTCTCCAGTTCTGGATTGATGCCCTTGGACTTCTTGCTCATCGCTTGTTCTTACGAGCGGTCTTGGTGACTTTGCGGTCAAGCTGACGCTTAATCTTCATCGCATCTGCGCTACCACGCAGTTCGTTCTCACCACCCTCACGGGCCATGCGGTCAATGTCCGCTTGTGTTGACCTGCCCATAGATTGTTTGCTGTATTCGTTTTCCATCATTTCCTAGCCTTTCTTTTGACTTTTCGTGCCGTTGTGAGTGCAATAGCAATTGCTTGCTTTTGCGGTTTACCCGCCTTCATTTCTCTGCGAATGTTGGCAGAAATGGTTTTCTGACTACTACCTTGTTTTAGTGGCATTTCATTCTCCAGTTAGGGTTTCAACAATTGCGCCAACAGGTCTTGGGATTGCGTACCCCAAAATAGCATTGTTAATCAGTCGCTGAGTGAATGACATCTTTTCTGACAATGATGCTGGTGCTACATAGATTTCATTTAACTTTGAGGCAATCGCATCTGTTTGAGCTTTGGTCATCAACTGATATGACACCAAGTCATCACTGATGTATTTCCAATCGTCTATTGCTCCTTTTAAGCTACTACCTGCTTTATCGGCAATAACTTGTCCAACTGCTTTAGCCAACTTTTCCTTGCCATCTGCTTCTGCCAAAACAATACGAGACATCTCTTGAAACTCTGCACGGTTTCTCCCAAAAAGAATGTCTCTCACACGTTTTGAATCGGTTGTGCCAGCAAGAATAATTTTTGCCTTGTCTTCAGCTGCTTGCCTAATTGCTGATGCTTCTGTTCCCGCTTGTTTCGTAACGGTTTCGGCTTCTTTTTGACCAGTAGATTTGATTTCAGAAGCGGTTTTCTTTTGTAGCTTCAACGCTTCTGCCGCATCTTGTATGCGTTTTTGCTCAACGTTTGCTGCTAGTTTTTCAGCTTCAGACATGATTTTAGGAGTTTGTTTTGTCAACATTTCTGGCAAACTCTGTGCCTCTGTACGCAAAGCCGTAGCAAGTTTTCCTCTCGCTCCACCAAAACCTTCTGCCCTGGAAAGGTTGGCAACATATGTTTGAGCTTTTGATTGCAAATCAGACAGAGATGGGTGAGACAAGAAGTCTTTATTCTTTGCTTGGTTTAACCATGAGCTTGCTTGTTGAGCATTCATGCCTTTAAGCTGACTTGCAACATAGTCCCCAGCAGTCTGCCTTACCAACTTCTCGTCACCTGTCTGGGTGATTAACCTATCAACACCTGTTCTGTTTGAGAAAAATACATTTGCTAATTCAGCAGGTGGCTTTAACACATCTGCTGTTCCTTGCTCTATCTCAGTCAAGGATTTACCTGCTTTTGTTTCAAACAACTCTAAGCGTTTTGTAGCCTGTGACCAGTTGTCTTGCAATGCTCTACGGTCTACTTGACCAACATAGTCCTCTTGCAACTTCTTCAGCAAGCCATAAACATTTTGTTGAACTTGTCCTTTGACCGCCTCATAGCCTTCAGGTGGATTCTTAAATACTGTGCCAGCAAACCTACGAGCATCATCAGCCGCTTCAAAAGAAGAATTAAAAACCCTGTAAAACTTACCACCTTCTTCTTGTACGGGAAAACCATTTCTTGATGCTGCTTCTGCTTGGTCTTTTGTTAATTCATAACGTTGGTCAATCACAGAATCACGGATGCGCTTATAGAAAGAAAGCACACCAGGGTCTGTAACTTTACGCACTGTTGGAGATGTAACTGGGTCAAAAGGTCTTGTAAGCGCTTCTATCCGCTTGTAAGCCTCCATATCAGATAGTTTTACGCCTTTAGCTTCATTTGCAGCAACAATTTTTGCCTGTTCTTGACGCAAAGTTTTATCAAGCACATCTCTTTCATCAATGATGGACTTTTGTCTTGCCAAGGTAGTTTCTTGAACAGGTGTAAATACATCTGTTAAAGGTTTGTCTTGTCCAATAGTCTTTATTTCTTCTTGTGCCTTGCCAATGTTTTGTTGACTTCTTTGTGTTAACTCACCTGATTTTTGTCTCAGGTTTGAAATTTGAGTGCGAGTTTGTTTTTCAAGTTGCTGTACTTGATTTTGAGCTTTAGTCAGAATATCTTTTGCATCTATCTCTGCAAGTTGTCGTATAGAAGGGCTATATGACCTAGCTCTTGCTCTAATGTCATCCGCACGTTTTGTTGCATCATCTAAGATTCTTTTTGACTGAAAAGCGGCTTGTGACTCTATTGCACCAGCATCTATTGCCGCTGTACTACGCAAACGTGCAACATCCTTCTTCAGCATTTCAACAATTTCTTTTTCTGCTTCTATGCTGCTTTGACCACCACGAATGTCATCTAGTTTCTTTTGGATGAATGCACGTTGTTCTCCTGAAAGATTAGGTGCAGCAATGCCTTGTTCTTGCAATAACTGTCCTACAGTCCTGCCTGTAGAAAAGCCGGGTATTCCCATCTTTGTACCCAGGGCAGCAGCCAATCCACCAGCTCTTGTACCTAAATATTGGAGAGGAATAGGAGCGAGCGTACTAGCTGTCAAGCGAGTTAACTCAGCACCAAGACCGGGGCCATACTGAGATTCATAAATCTGACCACCAGTTTCTCCAGTCAAACCACCAACAACACCTGTTGCAAATGCCGCAGGGCGTGACGATTTCATGGCTGTGCCAGCCATCTCTAAACCAGTACCTACATATTTAGCCGCTCTTCCAACAGGGCCGGGTATAGCCTCACCTTTACGTATAACCTTGCCTGTTGTTTCTGCTATTTCAGGAAACACTCCACCAGTAATACCACCTATCAAACCTTGACGGCCTACTTCAACAGCTTGGCCTACTATGTCTTTTTTAGGTTTGTCTTCTGCATAGTTTTGTTGAGGTATAGGCGAGTCAACAACATCATCTTCAAATTTGATGGTTGTTTTTGGGGCTTGGTCTTCAAATTTAATTGCCATAATTACTCCACAATAGCATTTCTGCCATTAATAGTAATTTCTGTTCCTGGAGCAAGATTGGCAGCTTCTGCCTCTTGTATAGATGAAAAATTTTGACGTTGAGTTTGTCTCGTAGATTGTGACTCCATACTTGTGTTTGGCACAATTTGTGGCTGGCTTAAAAGCTGTTCCATTTTTTTGCCTAATGGTCTTCTGTTTGCTTTCAATACATTTAAAGTGTCTTCCACACTAAATGGAACGGTTTTGTTTATTCTTTCAATGTTTTGAATGTTGTTTTGTTTTTGACCGGGTGTTGCACCTGGCATTTCAGCGTGTACTTTTATGCCTGTTTCAATTTCTTGTTTAACACGGGCAAGATAAATTGCCATGTTAATAGCATCATCACCTTCTCTTGGTTTTAATGTGCCAAAACTTTGTATTGCAGCTTTTGTTGCTCCTGTGGCAAGACCCTGCGCTTCCAATCTGGCAAGAGCAGCATCTAAGCTATTTGCTATTTGTTCAAAAGCACGTTGGTCTTTATTTGTAACTTTTCGTGCGGCAAAAGCAGTAATGTTTCGCAATACAGTGTCTCTATCTGCGCCTATCATTCCAGCAAAAATAGGAGACTCAGCTACTGCTGGTAAATTTGTCAAGTTAACCAAATCATTGGTAGCGTTTTCTATATTGCCATACACCCGTGATGCAAACGTCAAGGCGTTTTGACCCTGGGCTTTGGTTGCAGGACTTTTTGCTTCTCTTTGCAGTTTTGCCAAACGCTCACGCTGCGCCATAGCCTCACGGGAACGGCGTTCAGCATTGGCTTCTGCATCTGCTTTGGCTTGTAAGTTGTTTTGCAATGTCACGCCTTTGTCCACGCTAGAGCGCAACTCTTTGATGGCGTTGAGTGTGCCAACCATGCCAACACGGTCTTCCATCGCCTTAAACAATGGAGAGCCAGAACGGGCCAGAGCTAACTTACGAGCAATCTCACCAGCCTCTTTGTCGTACTGGTACATCTTGACTGCTTCTTCATAATCCTTTTCCAAGGTCTTGACGGCCTCTTGCATGGATTTGAAGTTCTTGTCAAAAGAGTCTTTCTCTTTTCTATACAAGTCTGCACGGCCTTTTTGGTAGCCTTCCAGCATTCCATTCATAGCGTACATGGCCTGTTGTGCGTTTTGTTTGCCTCCACCACCAACAGCCATTCCAATGACGTTGACCAGCGAAAACAAACTAGCCAAGTCTTGTGCGTTGTCTTTGGTGGGAGCAAAGGTCATTTCCGCAAACTCTTCACGCTTTGTCTTTAAAGCCTCACGCTCTGGCAAAGCACGAATGTCTTTCGCTGACTTTTGTGCCAGGACTTGCTGTCCTTCTAAATCTTGTATTTTTTGTTCTTGCTCGGCACGTTTAATCCCAATATCAGCCATGCCAATATCTTTTTCAGCCTTGACTTGAGCCTCGGTAAGCTCTGCTTCTACTGGTGCTTTTTCAGCAAGTCCCACATAATTTTTGGGAGTTTTAGGCATACCCTGCCCACCCAGCAAGGCTGCCGTTTTTGGTAGATTTAGAGTATCAGCTAGTGCCATTATGTAGCTCCTGGCGTTGCGGGGGGTGTGCCAGCAGCGATTCTGGCAATGTTGTTGAAGTATGAAGAGGTCAACTGGTTAGCGTACTGGTCAGCTTGCATACCCGTGCGGATAGCACCCAGAGCCATCTGGTCACCTATACCCGACAACTTCAGACCGTAGTCGTACTGCTGTTGCAACAACTGGGTACGCAAGGCTTGCACCTGTGCTTCCATCTGCTGTGCGCCAACACCGCCTCTGCGCTCTGCGCCCTGTGCAGCTTGTGCCCGTGCAGCTTGGATAGCTTGCTGGCCTGTGGGAGTGAGTTCACCCCGCTGTGCCGCCGCTTGCAATGATTGACCTTGAGCTTGGTAAGGCGCAGCCACAGCTTGTATCTCTCGTCTACCAGCCTGACCAGCTTCCCGTGCTTGTGCGGCTTGTCTGCCACCCAGCAACGCTTGTACGCCAGTAATGCCTAGGCGAGCAAGAGTATCTTTGCTCAACCCAGTAGCTTGTGCAGCCCTGTCCATCAAGCCAAGGTCTTGAGCGGGAGCAAGGTCTGGCAGTGCGGTAGCCCGTCCAGCACCTATGTCCATGTACTGCTGAATATCTGCTGGCACAGGAGCATTTAATCCTGGTGCTATTGGAGCAGGTGCAAAATCTTGAGTGATGGTAGGCTCAAATTGTGAACCCATTGGGAAAGTAGAAATTTCTGGGGGCGGGGCAGCGGATATTGTTTCAGAAAACTGAGGCTGTAACCCAACAGTATCTGCCTCTGAACTTGGCCCAGCATAGCTTTCTTGAGGCATATCAGCCACAGAATAGAACTCATTTCCACCATATTCGTCTTGAAAAGACGGTATTCCTGTCTCAGGGTCAGGTTCACCAGAGCCACCCTGTGCTTTTAGCAGTGCTGCTTCCTTGGGAGTGATGTAAGCCAGCATGTGCCCTTGTGGGGCTTTCGCTTGCAACAATGCGGCAATCTGGCGCACATCTGCGCCAACGCTGGTCATTTTCCTGAGTGCTGAAGCCATTTACAGTCCTAACGCATCTTTAAGACGCAGTGATTCCTCGTTCCACACATCCCGGCGAGGCTTACCAGTTTTCTTACCCTCAATTTCACCCGCTCCACGGTATCCTGTCAATGCCTGTCCCAGAGTGGTAGAAGGGTAAAACGGAGGCTGTAGTGTAGTGCCCAACTGGACGGTCTGTCTCCCAGGAATATTAGGAGATTTGCCGCCATAGATGAACAAGTCAGGCCTGTAGCCATCTTCTTTTTTTGGAGTTGGTTCTTCTTCATCACCCGTACCAGTACCGCCGCCTCCAGTACCTGTGCCGCCTGTACCATCACCAGTTCCTGTTCCTTTAGTGCCAGTACCCGTGCCAGTACCAGTTCCAGGTGAGCCACCACCACCTGCATCAGTACCTCTTCCTCCACCAATCAAAGCAGAAATTTGTTGGTCACCAGTTCCATAGCCAGGACGTTCTATAACCCCGCCACCGGGCAAACCTGAAATAACAGCAGGTGCAGCACCACCCGCTCTTTTTGCATCTATTGCCGCTTTTCCAGAAACCGCACCAGCAGAAGCATTGCCTGTAGATTTGTCGCTAATAATGACCAAATTTTGACTTGGGCCACCACCGCTGGGTTTTCCTTCAGTATCAAATGTTGGGCGTTTTGTAGTTGCGGTTACGCCAGCACCACCAGTCGGCTCTACTAAATTACCTTCTGGGCCAGCAACATATCCTGTTTCATAATATATTTGCTTTCCCTGTGGCGCTCCAGGGTCATACGTAACAACATATCCATACGGCTTTCCATCTGGAGTTACACCAGTAATAGAACGCCTATATGTAGTTATTCCCTCTTCTGTTACTGGAGATATAGGACTTGCTTTTTCACCTTCTTTGCCTAGCAATTCAGGTATTGCAGAAATACGTGCAAGCTCTAGCGTGGCGGCATCATCTCCTCCGGCGACTTTAACTCCTGGGTCTTCACCAGGAGCGGCTGGTTTTGTTTTGTCATCTCCAGCAGCACCAGCAGCACCAGCAGCACCAATGAGAGCGCCAGTCGTACCGCCAGTAATTTGTCCACCAACAGCAGCACCAGCAATCTTGTCACCAGTCATGCTTGTAATGGTTGACCCGGCAAGTGCGCCAGTCATGTTTCTTTCTATGTCTGCTGCACTACCACCCTTTGCAGCAGTTGCTAGTCCTGACGCACCTACAGATGTGACAGCGTTTGCCACCTCTGGTGAAGCGCCCAGCTTGCTGATATAACCAGCAACACTTTGCGAACCAGTGCTTGTTACTGCATTAACAGTTGCGTTTGTCAGTGCAGTATCAAATGGCACACCTTGAGCAACACTAGCTCCTGTGCTGGCAAGAGCAGTACCAATAGCAGCGGCGTAGGGAACAGCAGCGCCAGTGATAAGACCTTGTGTTACCAATGTCTGACCTAAAGAAGCTCCTACACCGGGCAAGTAATATGCAGCGGCAATAGCCATAGCTTTCTTAGCATCATCAGTGCTGAGAGCTTTGCTTACGTCAGAGACAGCAGTAGTGACGGCTTTTTCTACAGGTTGAGCAACTTTAGTCAACTCACGACTAACAGCAATGCTAGGGTCTGTTGCTGGTGATACAGCAGTTGCTGGAGCCGCAACAAAATTTTGTACTGCTTGAAACGGATTTTGAAAAAAGCCCATGTCACACTCCCAAAGACGATGCTATTTGTTGATGAATAGATTGATGCACACCAATCCAATCGTAGAAATCCTCTTCCACATTCCAGTCACTGTCTAGCAACTGAAATGGGTTATCTAGGTTCAAGATAACAGCTAACTGCTGATGCTCTTGGTTATGCACGAACAACCAGTCATCTAGGTTTGCGGGGTCAGCATCTGTGATGGGGTACTTCTGCACAAGTATTCCCTGGTCAGCAAGAATCTCGTAGAAGAGCTGGTGTTGCACACCGTTCTCAAACAGGAATTCTCCGAGGCCATCCTTGTCCCCAAACTTGACGTAGCTTAAAACTTCGAAATTCGTAGAGTTACCCTGCCTTCCGTCTAACTTTTCAAGTCAGCTTTAGACACTTTGTCATCTAGCTTGTTGAAGATTTGTTTGAGGATATCTTTAACTTCAGAGATATCAACACGGTAATCATCTTTTGCCACATACTCTTTAGGAAGTTCATTTATCTTGTCCTCCAGACGTTGAATTTGCTTTGTCGCACTGTTGAATACAAAGACAGCAAGAAAGCCAGCTATGCTGACTACGGCGTTGAATATCTGTTGGTTATCCATGTTAGACAGCGTAGTAGGGGACTTTTACTACCACCCCGTTAAGTTTGACTTGCATAAATCCAGCGGGTTGCAGAGGCAAACTTGCTATGTCATACGTTGCAGTTGTAGTTGTGTTTCCTGTGAAATTGAACACAGCAGCGTTAGTTGTTCCACTTATGATGGTTACGTTAGCTAGAGTCAGGTCGCCTACATTACTGGTAGTGCCACCTAATGTGAGGGTAGTGTTACCAAGTGTTAGGGTGCTGTTAGCTAGACCACTGTTAGGTATGGTTAATGACGCTGTTACAGGACTTGTATTGTTAGCATACATGTACCCTGTAAGGGTTGTAACGGTCAGACTGGTTACGTTTGTTGTATCACCCGCATCTACTTTTTGCCAAATGCTTCCGTTAAAAACTGCCCAGTCCCCGACACCCCATAAAGTAGTGCCATCTAGGTTGGTAGAGCCAGCTACAGACACAACATAGTAGTCGCCCTTAGTCCCTACACTTGATGTGAGCGTAGGATTATTCGTACTTGCGTCCCACGTACCTTTGTAGTTAAGAGCGCCTATAGCGTTTATGACTGAACTGACTGTTTTTAACATGGTTTACCTCATGAACCATCGCCAGGAGTCACATAGATAGTAGCGTTGCTACTAACGGTAATGCCTGTGAAGAAAGCGTTGGGTACGAAAGAGAGAATCTCGTCTGTACCTGGCAACAGTGGAATAGATGCGCCTGTGGTAGTAATGACTGCGGCATTACTATTTGCACTAGCACCATCTGCACCGTAACCTAGAAACACAGTCACAGAACCAGCATTGATGATGCGATACTGATTACCACCAAGCGTGGTAGATATAGCTTGTACAGCAGTCGGTGCTGTTGTAGCCGCTAGAAATGTGACAGTGTTACCTGTCTTGGTAAATGCTTGTGTTCCCATTACTGACTCGCTTGTTGTAGTGGAGCCAAGTCTTCCGTTGTCCAAAAATCTTTTGCCAGCATAATCTTCAAATGCTCTTTGTTGCGGGACAAGCAATCTGCCCACTCAGCATCTTCCATCAGTTCGGGCTTGCCAGCATTGATGAGGTTGACCGAATCCATTGCGGCACTGTAGTGCTGGGCGATTTGTTCTGCGGTGATTTCATTCATGCTGATGCTCCGTTGATTTGGGCTTTGAGGCTGTCAACCTCTGCTTTGAGTTCTTTAATACTTGCAATCATCAATGGGATGAGTTCTGTGTAGCGCACTTGCAAGTACAGTGTTTCATCTTCCATGCTGTTGGCGACTTCTTCAACCGCCTCTGGAACAACAGCTTTTACTGTATGGGCCAACACGCCAACGCAAGGCTTGTTTGATTTGTCAGATTTCCAAGTAAATTTGATGGGTTCAATTTGGGCAATGTCTGCCAGTGCGTTTTCATAAACCCCAGTTACATTTTTTAATCGCTGGTCAGAAAATGTCCCCCATGAGGTAGCGGCACTGGTTAAAGAAACGCCAGAGGTTGTGCTGTTATAAGCCACTTGCAATACATTGGTTGCGTTGATAGCACCAAATCTGCTAAAGCCACCCGTAGAGGGCATTGAAAAAGAAGTGTTGCTTGTACCAGCAAAGAGATTGCCGCTTACATCAACATAAAACCTCGGATTCCCATCCCCATCAGACAGCACGATGTAGTTGCTTGCTGTGCGAATGTCTAAGCCGCCTTGGTTGCCGTTGTACGCACCAATGATGGTGTTTTTTCCGCCAGATGTAACAGAAAAACCAGCACCTGGGCCAAAGAACGAGTTGTACGTGCCAGTGGTAAGGTTGTAACCAGAAGCATCACCAACCGCTACGTTTTCAACGCCAGTTGTTAACAGGAATAAGGATTGATGTCCAACGCCTGTGTTATACCCGATGGTTGTGCTTGAAGGATTAGATGTGTATCCAGCACGATAGCCAATAAAAGTTTGCCCGAACCCTGTGCTTGTATACCCTGCCTGATAACCCACAGCAGTGTTGTTTGAGGCTGTGGCGTTGGCTGTGAGTGCAGATGAACCAACCGCTACATTGTATTGACCAGTTGTGTTGGTTGCCAATGCCGCCGCACCAATGCCAATGTTTTCTGCGCCTGTTGTGTTTTTATACAAAGCAACCGAGCCAATAGCAACAAGATTACCGCCAGTTGTGTTTGCTTGTCCTGCCTGATAACCAAACGCAGTGTTATAGCCACCAGTGGTATTTAGTTGAAGTGCTTGATAGCCAAGAACAGAATGACCCGTTCCTGTCGTATTTGTATACCCCGCCTGATAACCCACAGCAGTGTTGTTAGAGGCTGTGGTGTTTAATTGGAGTGCTTGGCTTCCAATAGCGGTATTTTTAGAACCAGTTGTATTTGTCCCTGCGCTACCACCAATAAAGGTGTTGTCAGTTCCCGATACGCAAGAAGCACCAGCAAAATATCCAACAAAAGTAGATTGCCCCGTATCGCTTGCTGTATTAAATAATTTACCCGCATTACTTCCAATAGCAACTACACCTGAGTTTGGTGCAATAGGTATAGCACTAGTTCCATAAGCTGTATTTGCCGCACCACCAGCACCGCCACGGCCAACTGTCAGGCCGCTGATGGTTGCGTCATTGGTGGCTACCAATGTTGTAATGTTTGCAGTACCACTCACGTTAGCAGTTGTTACCGATACATTTGTAAGAGTCACATTACCACTGCTGATAGTGACGTTGGTTAACGTCAAGTTACCAATAGACGTAGTGGTGTTACCCAGATAAACAGCGGTGTTGCCAAGCGTGATTGCAGTAGCAAAATTGCTGTCCAACTGGGACAAAGGAATGGCAGCAGTTGCAGTGCCAAAAGTATATGGAACAGGCATGTTAAAACCTCACTCGTAGTTCATGTTCAAATTCAAACGTGTTGACTACAAACCCTGCGTCTGTAGAAGTCATTGTCAGACCCAAATACTTGCCGTATTGCTGGGCATCTGATTTATAAAGAGCATAACCGTTACTTGTCAACCAGCCAATAGTCGAACTGGAATTATTTAACCAAGTAATAGTTACATTCGAATTGTTGTACCACGTAACTGTGTTGTTCAGCACGTAGGTAGGACTGGAACCACTCTCGCTATCCACCGTCACGTTGAATGTGCCACCAGTGGTAAGCGTAGCCTCAATACCAAATTTCAGAGCTTGCTTGGTACGGATTGGGTCTTTCATAGGCGACAATGCCGTCTGTATCTTGCTAGACACGTTGGATGTCGCACTGGCGTACAACCTAAACAAAGACTTGTCTGCAACCCCGTACATGTTGATGACACCGCCAACAGGCGCAGGATTGATGTAAGTCAGTGCACCCTGGCTTGTAACAAACCACTTTTTCTCAAAAAACACACACTGGATAAACCGCCCACCCGTGGCAAACGGGTAAGTGGACTTCAAATAGAAGTTGAATGCCGCACACAAGATGTTGTTGATTAACACCTGACCGCCAGTGACGGGTAAAGTAAAGTCTATGTATGGGAATATGCCGTCTAGCTGGTCAGATAACTTGCTGGTGGTAGAACCTACCAAGGCATAAATGCCGTAGTTGTTCATAAACAACACACTGCGGAAATAAGGGAATACCGCATACCGCAAGTTACTGCCTACGCTGGCACTGACGTTGGTATTTGTGAACAGGGTTGAGCCTGTGCCGGAAACACGCAAGTCAGAAAAGACGTTGATGCTGTCTTCACCAAAAATGTAGAGGAAGTTGTTTGCCGACAACAGAGATTTGATGTTGCCGTGCAGGGTTGAATCTGTTATCGGGAAGTTCCCGGCAGACACAGAGGTAAAGTCACTGTAGCTTCCGGCAGCAGAGTAGTACACAGTACGTCCTGCCGCCACCCAGGTGCGACCTGAGAAAGTGGCTACAGAGGCAATCTCATCACTGTTGAGGATAACCGTGCCAGCAGCGTTAGAGCCAGAGCCACCAAAAGTAACCGTACCAGCAGCCGTGTAACCGCTACCAGGGTTATTCATAATCACTTGCGTGACTGCACCACCGCTCACGATGGCTGTGGCATTTGCGCCAGAACCACCCGTGCCAGAAACGCCAACAAAGAAAGAGCCGCTGGCTCCATAGCCAGAGCCGCCGTTGGTTACCAAAACAGATAGAGTGCCAGTCTTGAACGTCACAAGCTGGCAAATAGCTGCCGCATTTGCTCCACTACCACCCGTCAACGTGATGGTGGGCGGGGAGGTGTAGCCTGTACCAGCGTTTGTAAGGGTGATAGAGTTGACAGTACCCTTGGTTAGCACAGCTGTAGCTGTTGCTGCGCCAGAAGAAAAGCCAACTGTGGGTACAGTTAAGTAGCCAGAACCGGGTTCAGTTATGGTAACGGCAACAACAATACCACCAGAGATGGTGGCGACTGCTTGAGCTTGTGTACCACCCTGTACATCTGGGGCAGTGATAGTTACACCCGGCACAGCGGCGTATCCAGTCCCCCCAGCAGTTACGTCAATGCTTGTGAGTCCACCTGCGCCTGTGGTAATGGTTGCTTCTGCCGTAGCCTGTACACCACCAGTGTCGTTAGGAGCGCCAATAACCACCGATGGTGCAGCCAAGTACCCTGAACCTGGGTTTGTTATGCCTATAGAGCCAACAGACCCCATAGAGACTAAGTTTGTGCCATCCCAGTTAGACAAACCCTTGGTTGGGTCACCAACAATGACACGCTCGTTCTTAAACTGGGCGGTAGATACGTTGGCACTAGAGAATGTGCCCGTCACAGCCACGTTACCCTTGGTGGAATTGGTCAGGTTGAAATATTCAGCTCGTCCGTTGTCCTCAAAAGACAAAAGGTAGTCGCTAACATTAATGTTGGCAGACTCTAGTGCGGTTGTGGTGTTGGCAAACACAACTGCGTTTGCACCAGAATCCAGTACGGCAGACTGAGCTTGGACAATCTTGATGTTGCCAAACCCGATAGGCTGGGCATTCTCTATCCAGGAGAACTCATCTTCATCAATTGCCGTTCGGTTGGCCTTTGTGTTTAGGCCTTTGAAGTTCTTGATGACAGCATAGGACTTTTTTTGCTCTGCTGCTGCCATGATTAGTACGGAGTTGAGTAAGGGTCTGGGATGCGCCGTGTGAAGGTGCTGTTAAGCACGGCATTCACATGCTTCAGATATTCTTGCTTGTAGATTTCTGCTTCACCATAGCTCTGCTCTTTGTACTTGGCTTTGTAGGCCGCATAAAAAGCTACAGGAGATGTATAGGGGTCATTGATAGGGTCTGTTGCAGACGGGTTTGTTGTGACAAGCGGTGTCGGCAAAATTGTGCTATCAATTTCTACGACATACGACTGGTCAGGCACAGGCCCGATATAAATCTGAGATTGACCGTAGACTGAAAAACACACGGGTCTGCCAACATAGTTTTGCCAATACCGCAACTGAGCATTGAAGTTTGACCATGCCAAGTAGCGCAGAGGAAGGCGGCTATTGCCCCAGTACAACGTGATGTTCAGAATGTCCAGCGTTGTTCCCGTAGACAAAATAGCATACGGAATAATCTCAGCAGGGCCAGAGTATTGCAAGGTTGCCGTGCCATCCGTGAACGGAGTGCTGGGCGGGAATGTGTAGTTGTCAGACGGGTACGGAGGAGCAACAGTCCCTAACGTACCACTGGTGACAACCGCATAAATGAAGATGCCGCTAAAAACAAACTGACCAGCAGTAACAGCAGTTCCGGCAGTCCAGATAGTTGCAGGTACACCCGTGTTAGAAATGGGGGTGCTTGTAATTTGAAGTGTGCGTAAACAGCCTGTATCTCTCGCTACTCTCTCACGGGCGCTGTTAATGTCGTCCGTTAGTTCAGCGTCTGACCAGAAGACACCATTGGCATCATGCAAGAGCCGCCGGACTTCC